AAGAGCAATTTGGCACTTCACTGCGGTGGCCAAGCATGGCCGATTACCACCGCTATCAGCGCGAATACGACACATACATCATGGCTGGCGCAATGGCGGCTCGTGCCAAGCGCCTAGCAAGCTAACCCCCCCCCCACGCGGCCCGCCGGAGCCGCTCCCAATCCGGCAACCACACATTGCGACCCCAACCATGCTTACAACCGCACTGCTGATCATCTGGAAACTGCTGCTGCCACTGCTGGTAGTAGTCGCCGTGATCGACTGGCTCACTGCCTCTGACGATCGCCGCATCCGCGTATTGCGTCGCACTGGCCTGAGCCAGAAGCGCATTGCCGATCGCCTCAACCTGTCCACCTATCGCGTCCGCAAGGCGCTGATGGCATGAACAACCTCAACCGCTTTGCCGTGCTGGCAATCATCTTCGGTGTCTGGGCAATGGCCTATGACACCGGTCGCCAGCAGCCCGCCTACAGCCATCACGCCTGCCAAGAGCAACTCAAGCCATGACTGAAGCAGACATCTACTGGACATTTGCCACCGCTTACCAGCACGGCGGTGGATTCTTCCAAGCGCTAGCGCACGCTGGCCTCAAGGCTGACCCCGGCAACAAGCGCCGCCTGCTGGATGCGTTTCCCGAGCTGGTCGCCACCTACGGCACCGCCAGCCGGATGCACCGCCAGCTGCGTAGTGGGGCAGCGGTATGACCAGCAACGCCGACTACCACGCCGATCCATCCGTCAGCGCTTCGCACCTGCACGCAGTGGCCAAGTCGCCCTACCACTACTGGAGCCGCTACCTCGATCCCAAGCGCAGCGCACCCGAGCCGACTGCTGCCATGCGGATTGGCTCACTGGTGCATTGCGCAGTGCTTGAGCCCAGTGAGCTAGCGGGCCGCTATGGCGTCTGCGCTCCACGCAACACCAAGGCCGGCAAAGAGCAGGCAGAGCGGATGGCCGCTGCTGGCATTGAGGCGGTTACCGCTGGCGACATGATGGCCGCCAACTGCATGGCTGACAGCGTGCATCGTCACCCTGCAGCAGCAGCACTGCTCGCTCATGGCAAGGCTGAGCAGTCCTTCTGGTGGGATGACGCCGCCACTGGGCTGCGGTGCAAGTGCCGCCCTGACTGGTATGACGGCGCGACGGTGGTTGACCTCAAGACCACCACGGACGCCAGCCCTGCCGGCTTTGCCCGTAGCGTGGCTACCTTCCGCTACCATGTGCAAGCGAGCCACTACCTAGCCGGCTTGCACGGTGCTGAGCGGTTTGTGTTCATTGCCGTTGAGAAGACTGCTCCGTACGCGGTTGCTGTCTACGAGCTTGACGCCACGGCCATGGCTGCTGGTGATGAGATGCGGCAACGTGACATGCGCGTGATTGCCGACTGCCAAGCCACTAAGGAGTGGCCGGGTTACGGCGATCACTGCCAAACGCTCAGCCTGCCTTCATGGGCATTAACTGCCAACCCAACTATCACATCCGATGACTTCTAGCATTACGCTCTGGACACCAGAGCAAACGCAGCTGATCTCAACCACCATTGCGCCTGGCTGCAGCAATGACGAGTTGCGCCTGTTTGCCTATGCCTGCCAGCGCACCGGATTGGATCCATTCAGCAAGCAGATCTACGCCATCAAGCGTGGCGGCAAGATGACCATCCAAGCCGGCATCGACGGCTTGCGTGCCATTGCCGAGCGCACCGGGCAACTGGATGGCAGCATCACCGAATGGTGCGGTGAAGACGGCGTATGGACTGACGTATGGCTTGGCAGCAAGCCACCTGCAGCAGCCAAGACCATCATCCATCGCAAGGGCAGCCAGCATCCATTTGTTGGCGTTGCACGCTTTGCTGACTACAACGCCGGCCAAGGCTTGTGGTCCAAGATGGGTGCCGCGATGATCGCCAAATGCTCTGAGGCATTGGCACTGCGTAAGGCGTTTCCTGCCGACATGTCCGGTGTCTACAGCACCGATGAAATGCAGCAGGCAGAGGTGGAGCCGGTCACGGTGACCGCTGCACCCACGATCCCGGCAGGCGACGCCAAGCTGTTCCAAGCCGGTAAGGCTGCAATCGCCAAGGCCGACACATTGGACAAGCTGCAAGAGGTGGTAGCGCGCATGGATAAACGCAAGCCTGACCTAAACGACGATCAAAACAAGCAGCTCATGGAACTAGCACTTGCTAAAGAAGCAGAGCTAGCACCTGCTGCTGATGAGGATCCCTTCGCTAATGACTGAACCATTCCTCACCACTGACGAACTGGCAGCACGTTGGGGCCTGAAGCCAGCAGCCATCAAAAACCAACGTGCACGCAGCATTGGTCCTACCTACGTCACTGCGCCACGCATTGGCCTACCAGCAGGCACGCCACGTGTCCGCTATCCCCTTGCACAAGTCTTGGCTTTTGAAGAAGCCAATGGCATCACACCACTGAACTGACATGAGCCTTTACGCAACCGGCATCGTTCGCATCATCACCGATCCACAACTGCGCGCTTTTGAATCTGGCACTATGGTTGCCAACTTCGCTGGCGGCATCCAAGAGGGTAAAGACAAAGACGGCAACTGGATCAATAACGCAATCGACTGCGAGATCTGGGGCAAGTCCGCTGAGCTGATCGTTGATAAGCTCAAAAAAGGCGACAGCATTCTCGTAACCGGTGCCGTGCGCCGGCAAGAGTGGAACGACAAAGAAACCGGCGCCAAACGCAGCAAGCATGTGCTTAGCATTCAGCGCTTTGAATTCATGCCACGCGGCGCAGCAGCCACCAGCGAGGAGCCTGTGTTCTGATGAACGAAACCACACTTGATATTGCATTCAAGGAGTGGTGGGAGGCGTCTTACGGGCGCCCTCCCGGCACCCATGCAGTGATGACACACGTGGCATTTGCCGCGCATATTCTTGAACTCCTAGAGCTAATGCAAGATGATCAACCACAAAACTGAGCAGCGCCGTGATGACTACCTGCAGTGGCTCTATGAGCAAAGCGGTCGCACCTGCAGCACGTACACCGGGTTATATCAAGAGCGCATTGCTGATCTGATCCGCCGCGATATGGCAGAGGCTTTAGGTGATGAGTGATCTTGTCAATCATCCGCCGCATTACAAGCACGGCGACATTGAGTGCATCCAAGCCATTAAGGCAGCACTCGGTGATGACGGCTTCCGCGCTTATTGCAAAGGCAACGTCATCAAATACCTATGGCGCGCTGAGCACAAGGGCAATGCCGATCAGGACTACGGCAAAGCCGATTGGTACATGCGCAGGTTGCTGCTGCATGTAGATGAGTGATCCGTTTAAGCGCGGCGAGGCAAACTACGCCGCGTTTCTTACAGAAGATCACGTACGCGAACTGCGCCAGTTGCGTGTTGCTGGCAACAGCTACAGACAACTAGCAGAACGCTACGGCATTGACAAAAAACACGCATGGCGCATCTGCCAACGCATTGCATGGAGCTGGCTTGAATGACTGACTATCCCATCACCCCACCGTCGGAGCTGATCCAGAGGTGGTCAGAACAGTTTGAAGCAGGGAGATCACTCTATGCAATGTTTGAAGATATTTGCAGAGCAGGAGCAGACGCTGAGCTGGAGGCGTGCTGTGAGTATCTGGTGCGTTGCGCTCAATGGGAGCCAGAGGATGTCGATGAACTCCGCACCGCCCGCCGCCCCAAGCCGCCGAGCTTGAAGGAGCAGGCGCTAGCTGTTCTTGATGACGCATCAGATCGGCTTGACGCAGCGCACGAGAACACCATCCGTCGAGCACTGGAGCAACTTGATGACTAACACAGACAAGTTTTTGTCGTTTGCCATTTGGGTTTTCATTTTAGGTTTTATTGGCTATCAGCTTTTCCAAGAAGCGAACATGGGCCGGCAGTGCAGCAAAGGCGGCGGGGTAGTTGTTATCGCATCGAACCTTACTGGTGCTTGTGTCCGCCGCGCACTGGAGGCGCTGCCCGAATAATCAGACCAACTACCCATTCAACCAATGACAATCCTCTGCGACTACGAAATCAAAGCGCTTTGCACCGATGGCATGGTGCCGAATTACGACGAGGCATTGATCAATCCCGCCAGTCTTGATCTACGGCTTGGCGACACGATCATGATCGAGTCCGCCGAAAACCTAAACATGCGGCCGCTCAGCATTGCGGGACGCACGGCAGAAAATCCTTACGAGCTGAAGCCGGGTCAGTTCATCCTTGCGCAGACGATTGAAGTGTTCCACATGCCGGAGAACATTGCCGGCCTGTTCTTCCTTAAGTCAAGCCGCGCAAGGGAAGGTTACGAAAATCTGCACGCCGGTTACGCCGATCCGGGCTGGCACGGCAGTGTGCTGACCTTGGAGCTGAAGAACTCGCGCCAGATCTTACCGTTGCCGCTATGGCCTGGCTTAAAGATCGGGCAGATGGTGTTCTTCCGCATGAGCCAGGAGCCAGTAACCAGCTACAGCGTCACTGGCCATTACAACTCAGATCTCACGACGACGGCCTCGAAGCAGTTCTTCAGCGGCATCTAGGTGCCATTGCTCTAGGCCAGTCCGCAGCGCCGCCGACGCCTCCTGTGCAAGCCAGTGGATTTGAGACCGCTGGCTTGCTTCTTGCTCGGCTAGCAACAGCGCATATTCCAGCAGTCCACCCCAATCTGCTGCAGCATGTAACGCACGCAGCTGCGCGGCATTGGCAGCACCGTGGAATTGTGCTTCCATTGTATGCACTAACGGATTTCCCATGTCTGACGCTATTGGCGACTACTTAAACAGTATCGCGCGGTATCCACTTTTAACACCGCAACAAGAGATACAACTTGGCCGCCGCGTGGCAAAGTGGAGAGAATTAAAGGATCTTAAAAGACCTTTGACAACGCAAGAACGCCGTGAACTACGCAGCGGTGAGCGCGCGCGGCAAAAGTTCATGCAATCCAACCTGCAGCTTGTGGTACATGTTGCACGCAAGTACAGCAGGCGCAACACGCAGACGCTTGACATGCTGGATCTGATCCAAGAAGGGAACATCGGACTTGCGCGCGCTGTCGAGCTGTTTGACTACACCCGCGGGTATAAGTTCAGCACCTACGCCTACTGGTGGATTCGCCAATCCATTGGCCGCGCATTGATTCAATACGATCCAATTATTAGAATGCCGATTGGCGTGCATGAAATGCTGATCAAGCTCAACAAGACAGCGCAGGCATTTGCGCAAGAACAAGGACGCACAGCAACCATGGCGGAGCTTGCCGCAGTGCTTGATGTAACTCCTAAAACCATATCCGACACATTGCAACAGTCGTATCGGGTCACAAGCCTAGATAAACCTGCGCAAGATGAATCATCTAACATTCTTGACATCATTGCCGATAAAAGACAATACGACGTTGAGTATGATTGGCAACTTGAAACAGTGCGCGACTATTGCGACGAGCATTTAGATGATCGCACACGTGAAATCATCTACGCACGCAACAGTCGCAATCCAGTGCCATGGAATGACCTAGAAAAACGCATGGGCCTATCACGTGCGCGCATGTGCGAAATACAAAGGCGTGGCATCAACCGCCTGCGTATGCTGATAGGTAATCCCCTAGCAGGTACACCTCTTGGGACCAACCATAATAAAAGTAGGGAACATATGGAGAGTCTGCCTAGCGGGAATGTGTAAAGATCACGAGCAAGAATGGCAGGCTAGGGTGTTCTATCATCAGATGCTTGAATCCAGTGCAGCACAGCAAGCTCACGATCTAGCAGATAAGAATCCTGCTGATTAAACCACTGCTGCCATTCTTCGCTGCCCTTCTTTCGATTGCATTGCCTGCAAGCTGGCACAAGGTTAGTTGTCACAGTAGCGCCGCCTTTATGGCGCGGCTTGACGTGATCTAATGTGTCAGCTGCATCTCCACAGTAAGCACATTGATGCTGCCATGCCTCAAAGATTTGCTGCCTGAATTTATGTTTTGCACTGCGTTTTGGAATGAGGTTTGCGCCATCAATGCAGTGATCCACGCAGTGATTTCAATAATCCCATCGTACCTTTGGCCTGCCGCGACGCATTCCTAAATGCACAAATCCTTTAGGCGCACCGTAGCCGAGCGAATACGGCCAGTTGGCATCGCACCACTCTTGCACGTGGTTGATGTTGACCTCACGGATGTAGAAATCAACCGCACCAACGTCGGGTGCGTCATATAAGTGCTCGCTGCCGCTGGAGCCACCTACTGCTGTATTGATAGCACACGGGCGGTAGCCACTGGTGATGACCATAGGCTTACCTCCAAACTTGACGCGTGCACGCTCAAGAAATGCAGCTAGCTCTGCTGCTGTGTCTAGCTGGTATTGATGGTCAAAGCGCCGTGCTTCTTGAAATAGCGCAAACTCACCAAGCTGCACGTGCGGCGTAATACGAGTCGTAAATGCGCTATCAGTCGACAGCTTGGCTGGATTCTGCTGCTGCTCGCCAGCCCATAGTCTCCCTTCTGCGCGGCGACGACGCAGCAAACCTGCCTCTACAGCGCTGCCTGGGTTGCGGTACATCTCCATCGCCGCTGGCACTGCCTGCCAATCCTTGCCGACAAGGCATTTGCTGATGGTCTCAAAACCAGTGCTGTCGTAGAAGCCGGCGCCAAGGTTGTAGGCGAAGGAGATCAAAGCGCATTGCTTGTTGCCCGTCATCTCATTCCAAAACGGCACGCTGTTGCGCAATTTTGCGGCAATACGCTCCACTTCAAGCGCCAGCAACTGATCGGCATCAATCACGGTGATCTTGTCACCGCGTTGCACCTTGCGACCATCTGGATAGCGCGTGGTGCCGTAGCCAATCGTTGCCACATCCCATCCGTGCAATGGGTCTGGGTATGCGCTAAGGTGCACGCCTTCAAACTCTTTAATGAGCTTTATGGCTGGATCATAATTATGCAACTTGCCGCCAGCCTGCCAAGTTTTGTACCAAGGCTGATCCCTACTAAAGACTTCAGGCGCAACCTTTAATAGCTCAGCCTCTAATTCAGATACAGCCGCCATTTGATGCGGCGTGCCGTGTTTGTAATACTTAAACAGGTCGGTCAGTTTGATCATCGCTTGACAAACGGAGTGATCACGCCAGCAAGAATTTCAATGGCCCTATAAATCTTGACCGCTACCTTGGCAGTTGCGCTAAGCGCTGCATTGTCTTTAGGAGTAGGGGTTAAGTTGACCACAATCAAAGCGACGCTATGAATGGCAACTGCCAACGCAATGTAATCAGCAATCCGATCCATGATCAACGAGCCCGCGGCTGCGCTTCCAGCTTAGATACCCTTTGCTCAACCGTATTTAGCCGCGTAAATGTTTCCTTGCGATCTTCTTTGATGTCGGTATGAAGCACTTCTAGCTGAGTGGCTATGTGCTCTACTGCGCTGGTCAATCGAATGACCGCATCACGCGCTTCATCATTGCGACGACTAAATCCCATTGCGCCCATCGCAGCCACGCTGATGGATGCTCCAGCAACAGCAGCGATCAGCTCGATCATGCAATTAGCTTAGCCACTTGCTAAGCTTGAGCCCTAGATCTTTTTTTGAGGGATCTAGGCGGTCCAGTAGCAGCCGGCTGCGGGAAAAAAGGTGGACACCGCGTGAGGATCCACCACCGGCTACCCTACCAGCGAAGGTGACTAGATTGCGGCTTCTCCGCTAGCGACAGCATCGGCAGGGATAGCAATCGTGCCGTCTACTGGTGTGGGGTTGCCCCAGTTCGGGTAGTCCGGTCCGGTGATGTAGGCGGCCAGCTCGTCGGTGGTGGTGGTGGCCTCGATGGCGTCGATCTTGACGCCGGTTGCGGTGCGGATGGCTTCACGCCAGGTGCGCCATTCAGTGGGCACGGGTGTGGCGTTGTCGGTTTCGCGGATCACCAGCCAATCGCTTGGGGCTAGCAGTGTGCCGGCGGTGGTGCGTGTCTGCTGGCTCCACTGCTCCACCAGCCGGGTGTGATCCTTGGGGTTGTTTGGCCCCCAGTAGAAGCGCTGATCGTATGGCGCAGGGTCTTGCACTTCAGAGATGCCGATCGCTGCACGCTCCTCGAAGGTGGACAGGCGCAACCAGTTCTGGGGGTACTGGATGCCATTGAGCGTGAACGCCACGTCCGGTGAGATGGGGCGGCCGTCGGGGAGGATGAACATGGCGATCAGGTCCGTAGTTGAAGGTTAGCGGGCTCGGGAATACTGGAAGGGCGACTCCGCGAAGGCGGCATAGACGTACGTGCTGTTATTCTCATTTGTGGGGCTCTGTAGACTTCTTAACTTAAAGCCGTTTGAAAGAATATCTATATTATTACCAGAATCACCGTAGCCCGCATTTTCGGCTTCGGATGTATTTGCATATAGTCTTGCGTCAACCAAGTTTGACCCACCAGACGACGACCGGGCCGTGTCTAGTATGTACCAGTTTCCAACTCTACTTGACGCCTTAATCATCACCCACCTCGGCCTAAACCCGGTATACACAAAAGGCCCATCCGCGCTGCCGTTGCCGGTGTAGCTACCGAAGGCGCTGTAGCCCGCGACTGGGGCGAAGCAGTAAGCGACGTAAGTACCGCTATTTGCGTTTACGTCGGTGCTTGTCCCCAAGCTGAATACGCTTGATGTTGGTGATGTACTGTTCCAGTAAGTTGCGCCCGTAGCTTTGGCTGCGGTTGTATTGAGTAGCAAATACTCTGTATTGGCCAAGCTGGTATGCCATACGGCCCAGTTTGTTGCTGAACTAGCAGTGCGCTGTTTGACAATAATGAGCTGAGGCGCAACACCCAACGAATGGGAGATAGTGCGGTTAGTAGCGTTGCCTGTGTAAGTAACAATGTCAAAACCTGCTGAAACGCTCTCGTCCCAAGTCCATGCGGCGTAGGTGGCGGTGCTGGTGTTGACCTGCGCCAGTGTGCCGAGCGTAAACCCTGCGGAGTTGAACGCTGTTAGTCCGTTGTCACTGGTGACTTCTGTATCGGTGTTGTTGGACTCAAGCCGTGCCTGTGCGCCACGCACTGCGTCATACAGCGTGTTGTCGGTGGCGGCAGAGCGTGACTTGATCCAGACCAGATCGGGGCTGAAACCGAGCGAACTGGTGGGTGTCAGCGTGGAGCCGGTGCCCGTGTAGAGCACCACATCCATCACCGTGCTGGGCTTGACGATGGTGGGCGCGGGGAGGTTAGCGGTACAGAGCGCCTTGAAGCCGCTGGGAGCGGTGTAGGCGAAACTACGAGCGCCAAAGTTGGCGGTGTAGTTGTGATTGCCGCCACTGCTTCCCGCCACAGCAAAAAACAACACACCAGTTGATGTGGTCGTAATGGAACCTTGGGAAACATTGTTTTTGTAAAATGTGGCTGTTTTATTAGTTGAATCGTAAGCGATTCCGATAACATCTCCTGTTGTATAAGAACTCCATCCACCTGTTTGCGCACCATTGTCAGCCCAGCGGACGCCATCATTTCTGTAAAGAAGAAAGAATGAGCCCCAAGCGTTAGAAGTCTGCGCTATGCCAACAAATTGATACGTTCCGGTGCGCGAACCAATGGTCATTTCTGCATACCACTTTCCCCCTTCATTCACGTTGATTGTGCCCAGTGCTTTATGCGAGTCGGCAGTGACGTTGGCCTCTAGATTGCCATTGCTGAGGGTAAATGACCCAAGGCTTAGCGGATTCCAAGTGCAGTAATTCCCCCTGACCTCACCCCCCACGCCCGTATCGGTCTGGCTGCCGTTGACGGGTACGTCGATGAGGCTGTCGTTGCCTGCGCCAGCGGTGACCGATAGGTTCGTCGGGGTCCAGTTGTTGCCGTTGCCGCTGGTGTCTTTACCGAGTGCAGCAGCAGTGGCGGCGGAGTTATCCGCGAAATCGAGCTTGAAGCCGTTGGTGCCGTAGCTGCCGGTGAACTGCTTAGGCATCCACACGCCGGTGGTGGCGGAGAACTCACCAAAGCTGGTGGGGAGAAGGGCTTGGCCGTCAATGAAGTGGATGTCGGCTAGGTAGCCGGAGAAATACTCACCACCCGATTGCTCACCACGCCCGATGCCGTGGGCGATGGCGGAATTAAAAACTAGATCTTGGCTGGAAGATGGATATGTTGAAGTTGAGAATGTAGTTACCTGAACGCCGTTGACATACAGCTTAATCCTGTTTGATGCTGTTCCTTGTGTAGTGTCTACGGCGATGACAGTGTGATACCAAGCAGATGCGTCCCTGTAGACAGGAGTTGTAACTAGATCAACATCAACGCTACCTGCATAATTGAAAAATCGGATTCTTGCGCTGCCGTCAAACAAGACACTGGTGCGGTTTGTCCCAGTGTTGCCAGCGGACCAAAAAGCTTGCTGATCCGTCAGGTTGCTCCGCTTCACCCATCCCGCCCAGGTCCACGTCTTGCGGTTGCCGGCTGATGCGGGGGTGCGGCTGAGGTAAGCCGAATCCGATGCATTCAGGCGGACGGACCTGGAGATGGTGTAGCCGCCTGCATCAGCCGTTGCGAGGAGCAGGGGGTTAGCGCTTCCGGGAATCATCAGCTCAGGTTGGTGATCAGAGTGGCGGTAATCTGCGTCGTTGACTGCACGGCATACACCAGGCAGCTACGGGCGTTTGCGGTGCTAGTCACAGTTGGTGCAGTACCACCCGTGAAGTCCCAGGAACTTCCATAAGCCAAGGTGTATCCGCCCGTGCCGTTTTGTGTAATCCAAATGCACCCGCTTTGACCTGCGACAAGATTAGTCGGGTTAGCAAGTGTGCGATTACCGCCGAGTGTGACGCTGAAGTTATTGCTATCAGCAAAATCAGGTGTGATCGTTGCGCCATCCGTCAGCGCCGTAATCTCACCACGTTGGCCCTTGGTCCAGGTCTGTGCTCCATCGAGTAAGCCGTAGCCACTGAGGTCGCTGGTTAGTGCAACCGTGCCAGTTGCATTGGGCAGGGTGATGGTGCGATCTGCTGTTGTTGGATCAGCAACCGTCAGCGTGGTTTCAAAGCCGTCGTCGGTGCTGCCTTCGAAGATCAGTGCCCGCGTGGCACCGAGTGTGACGTCGCCGGTAAAGGTGCCGCCAGCTTTCGGCATTGCAGCATCAGCCAAGTCGTATGCCGACTTGACTGCAGTGGACGTTGCCGCCAACACCGAGCTGGTGGTGCTGGTGGAATCGCTGAGTTGCACCACGCCCGCTGCGCTGGTGCTAGCAGCACTGACGCTGATGACGGGTGTGGTCGTGCCAGTGGCGACTGAGATTGGTGCGCTGCCGGTGACACTGGTGACGGTGCCGACGTAATCGACGCCCCACTCAAGTCCGGTGGCGGTTGCGCTGTTGGCGCGGAGCACCTGACCGTTGGTGCCGACGCCGAGCTTGGTGAGTGTGGTAGAAGCCGAAGCAGCGAGTAGGTCGCCTTTGGCGTAGCTGCTGATGTTGGTGCCACCTCGGGCAACAGCAACGGTGCCGCTTGTCAGGTTGCTGGCGTTGGCGGCTTCAGTGGCAACTTCCTCAATGGCGCCTTGGACGTTGGTGCTGGCAATCGTTCCAGCAGGGGTGAAGCCAACGTTTGAGGCGGTCTGGGCTACGTAGGTACTGGAAACGTCAATCTCGTTCCAGGCGGTTCCATCGCACAGAATGATGTCCGGCGGAGCGAGTGTTACTGCGGGAGCGGGTGCAACGCCTGTGCCACCGACCGCAACCACCACGTAGTACGAGGTGAAAGTGGAAGACGCAGCAGGTAACGGGTCGCCAGCTACCAGACCGACAGCAGCGCCAACCGTGGTGGTAGTCACCACTTCATTCAGGTTGGCGTCGTAGGTGCCGGCGAAGATCAGCTCACCCAGCGACACACCCACGGGCTGCCAGACGTTGCCGTCCCACAGATAGATGTTTTTGTCGAGTGGGTTAAAGAACAGCTGACCGATGTAGTCGGCAACTGGGATGGCTTCACCGATCTGTGCGGTGGAGTAGTCCGCCAGCTTTGGTGCCGTTACGGAATCGCTGGCGAGGAAACTGGCAGAAAAAGAGCCAGTGGTGATCTTTGCAGCATCAAGGTTGGGGATATCCGCTGCGTCGAGAGTTGCACCAGTTGATACGTGGCCTTGGGCGTCGACGGTGACTTTGGTGTAGGTGCCAGCGGTGACGCTGTTGCTGTGGTTGAGAGTGCCTGAGCTAACGGTCAGACCGGAGCCGGGAACGATGATGCCTTTCGTGCTGACGGTGGCGTCAGGTAGGTCCGCTGGAACCAGTGCCCGGAAGGTTGGGGCTGCATCAACACCTGTCTCGGGACCAGCCAAGACGACGTTTGCCGCCTGCGTATCCATCGTGGTGGTGATGGTGGCGCTAAACGCATCGGGATAGGCAACCGAAAACGCCAGCGGCGTGCTGTCGCTGAAGGTGATGGTGCCGATGCCTGCCTGGCGCACCCATGCGGTGCCGTCCCAGGTGTACTCGATGTTGGTGTTGCTGTTGTACCACTGCTGACCGATGAACGCGCCAGAGCCGGATGGGGTTGCAGCAGCAACGACGGCGGCAGAGTTATCCGCCAGCTTGATTGCTGTTACGGCGTCGTCGGCAATCTTGCCGGTGGTAACGGCGAGGGCGTTGATCTTGGCTTCCGTGACCGCGTTACTAGCGATGGTGGCGGCAAAGCTGCCCGTACCAGAGCCGGTTACGTCGCCGGTCAGCGTGATCGTCTGGTCGCCCGTGTTGGTGCCGGAGCTGGTGCCGCTGAACGAGGAGCCGTCTGTCCAGGTGCCGTTTGCGGTGGAAAGTGTGCCAAGACCCAGCGTGGAGCGTTGGGCGGCGGCGTCGGCGTCATCGAGGAGTGCGCGACCTGCAGCGGTGCAGATGATTTCTTCGACGGAGCCGGCGCCAGCAGTGCTGCGACCCAGCAGCTTGTCGGTAGCACTTATGTTTTGGATCTTGGCGTAGGTGACAGCTGCGGCGGCTAGTTCGTCAGTACCAACCTGCCCGCTAGCAATCGCGTCGGCGGTGACGGAATCCGTCGCCAGTTGGGCAGAAGTAACGGCGTCGTCAGCGATCTTGTCTGCGGTGATCGCGTCGTTGGCAATAGCTGCAGTACCAAGTCCGGCAGCGTCAACCTTGGCGGTGGTAACGGCGCCATCGGCAAGCTCGGCCGTGTCAACTGCACCAGTGCCGACGCTGGCAACAACGTTGGCGTAAGCACCAGCGCTGTAAATCTGCAGCAGTCCCGTGGTGCTGTTAAAGAAGCCGCGTCCGCTGAAGTTGTCGGTACTGGGAGCGGTGCTGCCGACCGCGATGGAGCTGTTGTCACCGAGCTTGGCGGCGGTTACGGCGTCGTCGGCAAGGGCAGTGGTGCCGAGTTTGGTAGTGCTGGATTGGTCGAGTTTGTCAAGATCGACGCTGCCGAGTGGGATGAGATCCAGTCCGGCGTCAACGAGGTTTTGGGCAGTGACCTTCTTGGTTTCCGACGCCGAAATATCGACAATCGGCAGTACGTCGTCTTGGGCAACCGATGCCTTGGGCAACTCGTTGAGCTGCGTAATTCTTTGGTCGGCCAAGACGTGACTCCTAAGCCCTAGTGCTGCCTATCAGTTTAATCAAGCTCCTGCGTGATCAGTTCGTCGAGCGACTGCTCCAGTTCGATTGGCTCGTCTGCCTGAGTGACGAGGGTGTAGCCAGTTGGTTCGCCCACCAGTAGGCGGATTTCGCCCGTGGTTACGAAATCGATGGAACAGGTGATTGCATCGGTTGCGCTGACCTGAACACCGGCTCGGGTAACGCAGGCGGTGAACTCGTAATAGACGTTTTGGACTCCAGAGTCCAGCTCGTTGTCCGTTAAGTACAAGGCACAATCGAATTCGCTGCCAATCTCTGTGCGCTGGATCAGCTGCAGCATCAGCAGAGGCGTTTCAATCTGCCCGGATGTGTTGTAATCAAACAAGCAATTAATAGTGCCATTACCACTGATAAGACCGGCAGAGTATTGCTGCTGGAAGCGGTCGTTGAGGGTTGTTGTATCGATCATCTGGCGGTCAGTGTTCAGCTCGTAGCTGGTTACATTGCCGAGCACACTGAATCGGAAATCGCTGATGTAGACGGTGATTGTGATGGGATTACCTACAAAGCTATCAAGCGCCAGTTCTTGGGCACGGTTGTTGTTTACCGCGTCGGCAAACTTACGGAAAAAGCGCAGACCGCCAGCAGAGTTGACGTTGACGTAAGCGGTGATACTCGACTGGAGCGTTCCAGATGACCAAGCAGTTGGGTCAAAGCAGATCAGTTTGCGGGCGTCATTCGTTTTGATTGTGACTCGATCACCTGTCAGTAGGTTGTCGAGGGCACTATCGAAACTCAGGCGGTTCAGGATCGTGTTGACGTCGTTGGGGTCGATGCTGTCGGCAATGCGCCCGTAGTTAGCCTCCGTTCCACGGCGAAGGCGGACGTTGCCCGTGTTGCCGAGAAAGACAGCCATTAGAACGTCGGTTGAATAATGCCGATCCAGTCGCCTTCAACGGTGAATTGAATTGGTACAGCTGTTAGCTCGCCATTGCTAACTGCGATGCTGGCGTTTGTGATGAACGCTCGAATTTGAATCGTGTCGTCTGCGCCAGTGCCGACTCGTAGCTTCAAAGTAACCATATCGCTGCGCCCAATTCTTCCTGTGTGCATAATTTTGCTCAGCAGGGAAGTGAATTCTTTATACGCAGTGTTTTCGCTGGAATCCAGTCGGTAGTACAGAAGGGTGCAGCTGCCGGTAGCCGATTTGGTGCTCGGGTGTTGGGTGGGAGCAAAAT